AGCTTTGTCGATCTCGGCGCAGACGGCCGCACCAGCGCCAGCATCGCCGCGCATCAGAACAAGGAGCCCCGTGTCATGGCCGACGATTCCAACCCGACCCCCGCATCCATCACCGCACCCATCACCGCCCCCATCACCGCCGCCGAGCCGACCGCCGAGCAGGTTCGGGCAGAGGCGCTCGCCGAGACGAGCCGCATCGCCGCCGTCCGCAAGGTGTGCGCCGGGGGGGGTGGGGGTGGCGGCAAGCACAGCGAGATTGAAGCCCAGGCCATCCGTGACAACTGGGACGCCACGCGCACCGAGCTCGAGGTCCTCCGCGCCAGCCGACCCAAGGCCCCGGCGATCCACGCGCCCGAAACCAGCGTGACCAGCGAGGTCCTCGAGGCCGCGTGCTTCCAGAGCGCCAAGCTCGAAGGGATCGAGAAGACGTGCTCCGCGCAGGCGATCGAAATTGCCGCCAAGCGTTTCCAGGGCGGACTTGGTCTGCAGGAACTGCTCTTTGAGGCCGCGATCGCCAACGGCTACACGGGCCGCACGTTCCGCGACAGCCGCCGCGTGCTCGAGGCCGCCTTCGGCCGCGGCATTGAGGCCGGGATGACCACGATCGATGTCGGTGGGATCCTCTCCAACGTCGCCAACAAGTTCCTGCTCGAGGGCTTCTTCAGTGTCGAGCGGGTCTGGCGGAACATCTGCGCCGTCCGCAACGTGTCGGACTTCAAGACCGTCACCAGCTACCGCCTGGTCGGCAAGGACGAGTACCAACAGGTCGCCCCCGGTGGCGAGCTCAAGCACGGCACGCTCGGCGAGGAGACCTACACCAACAAGGCCGACACCTACGGCCTGATGCTGTCGATCGACCGCCGCGACATCATCAACGACGATCTGGGCGCGATCACCACCGTGCCACGCAAGCTCGGACGCGGCTCGGGCCTGAAGATCAACGACGTCTTCTGGACGGCGTTCATGAACAACGCCGCGTTCTTCGCGGTCGGCAACAAGAACTTCGTGTCGGGGGCCGACACCGCGCTGGGCATCGACGGCCTCACCAAGGGCGAGGTCGCCTTCATGGATCTGGTGGACTCCGATGGCAAGCCCACGGGCGTGATGCCGGCGATCCTGCTGGTGCCGACGGCGCTTTCGGCGGTGGGCACGCAGCTCTTCAAGAGCGTGGAGATGCGTGACACCACGGTGAACGTGAAGTTCCCCGTCGCCAACCCGCACCAAGGCAAGTTCCGCATTGAGGTCAGCCGCTACCTCTCCAACGCCCTCTACACCGGCAACTCCACGAAGGCGTGGTTCCTGCTGGCGGATCCTGCGGACCTCCCCGTTGTCGAGATGGCGTTCCTCAACGGCCAGGAAGCCCCCACGGTCGAGACGTCCGACGCCGACTTTAACATGCTCGGCATTCGGATGCGCGGGTACCACGACTTCGGCGTCAACCTGCAGGACCCGCGCGGCGGTGTCAAGAGCAAGGGCGAGGTCTGAGGGACCGAAGGTACCGGCGGCAGTACCGGCGGCGGTGCTGAGGTTGGCGTCCCCGAAGGTGAACCGTGATCAGCAAGTAAAGGAGATCAAAGCATGGCTTCAGGACCAGCAAAGTTCGTTCAGGAAGGCGGCTCGATCGACTACACCCCGCCCCCCCAAGGTGCCGACGTGCTCGTTGGCGCGGTGGTCGTTCAGGGCGACCTCGTCGGTGTCACGCAGGCACCGATCAAGGCGGGCCAGTTGGGCTCGATTGCTGTCATCGGCGTGTTCGACTTCAACAAAGCGGTCGGCGCTGGCAGCGCCATCCCCGCGGGCACGCTCACGTACTGGGACGCGGCCGCCCAGAACGCCACCAAGAACGCGGCCGCCGGCGCGAACAAGCTGATCGGCAAGGCGGTGAGGACCACCGTCGATGCCGACACCATCGTCCGTGTCCGCCTGCAGCAATAAGGAGTTCGCCGTGGGCGACATGCTCGATCGCGGCGCGGCGTTCCTCGAATCGCAGCGTCACCAGCACATGACGCGCAGCGTGGTCTATCGGCGGGGCACGGACGAGAAAGAAGTCCAGGCCACCATCGGCAAGACCGACTTCGAGCAGGCGGATGACTCGGGTCTGATCCACCGGGTGGAGTCGCGGGACTTCCTCGTGCGGACGGCGGACCTGGATGTGGGCGCTGGCCTGATCCTCCCGCGGGCCGGGGACCAAGTGCGTGAGACGGTCGGGACGATTGCGGGAAGCGTGTTCGTGTACGAGGTCAATGCGCCGGGCGGGCAACCGCCGTTTCGGTACAGCGACCCGTACCGCAGAGTTCTTCGGATCCACACCAAGCACATCGCAACGGAGACGTGATGGCAGACAGCAAGGACTACAACGGCAACGGCACCAAGGCACGCTGGGCGGGCATGGTCGTGACCATCGTGCTGGCCGCCGGCGCGATGACGATCCAGTGGGGCGTCGTTACGGCGAACCTGCACCAGGTCGAGAAACGGCTGGATGAGCTGATCGTCGAGGCTCGCGCCCTGCGCACCGAGTACCACGCCATCGAGCGTCGCGTGTCGTATGTCGAGGGACGGCTCAACGGCGCAGCGGGGACGCCCGCGAGGAGGACCGCCCCATGAGCACGATTACGGCCATCGCCGACGCCATCGCGGTCCATGTGAGCGCCGGCACGTTCTCGCAGCCGGTCTTGGCTGTGCGGATGTTCCAGCCCGCGTTCACGCTGGAGGATCTCAAGGACCTCCGGGTGTCGGTGGTGCCCCGCACCGTGCAGATGACGCCGGTCACGCGCGACAGCCTCGCCATCGAGTACGTCGTCGATGTGGGTGTGCAGAAGAAGCTGCCTGCCGACAACGCCGACGCGGAGATCGATGAGCTGCTCGCGCTAGTGGAGACGATCGCAGACCACCTGCGGTTGCAGCGGCTGCCGGGCTTCCCGGATGCGGCGTGGGTCGGGATCAGCAACGAGCCGGTGGTGTCGACCGAGGCACTGGAGCAGCACCGGGTGTTCACGAGTGTGCTGAGTGTGACGTACCGCGAGCGGAGGTAGTGCGTGAGGAATGCCATCATCTTCAAGGTTGATCTGGACGGCGGTGACAAACCGCTGTCGGCGACGACGCTCGTGGCGACCTTCACGCTCACGGCCTCGCACAAGAACACGCAGGACCTGCTGCTCTCCGACGGCAAGACCGATCCCATCGAGGTCGCGCCGGGTACGCAGTACTACTTCGAGCGGGTGAACCTGGCGGACGTGTTGGTCAAGAGCAAGGGCGGCGAGACAGTCTTCGTGGTCGGCCACAGCGCCGAGTGAAAGGAGTCAGCAATGGCAATCAAGCTCGGTATGGAGGCGGTCCTCAAGTACAAGGTCGGCGCGGGAGCGTGGACCGAACTCAAGAACGTCAAGGACGTGACGCTGAACCTCGAAGCGGGCGAGGCGGACGTGACCACACGCGCCAACGCGGGCTGGCGGGCGACCGTCGCCACGCTCAAGGAAGCCAGCGTCGAGTTCGAGATGGTCTGGGACACCGGCGATGCCGGGTTCACCGCCATCAAGAACGCCTTCTTCAACAACTCGGCGATCGGGATGCAGATCCTCGACGGCGCGAGCGGTCAGGGGTTGCAGGCCGACTTCTCGATCACCAACTTCAGCCGCAGCGAGGCCCTCGAAGAGGCCATCACCGTGTCGGTCACGGCCAAGGTGACCTACTCGGCCACGGCTCCGAGCTGGCTGCCGGGGACCTGAGGTCGCGTGATCGGTTGACTGGGTGAGTCGCGGTTTCCACTTCACGGAGGTATCGATGCGGCAGTTCAAAGACAACAGCGGACGGGCATGGACCGTCGAGATCAACGTCGCCACGCTCAAGCGTGTGCGCGGGCTCACGGGCGTCGACCTCATGCAGATCATCGAGGGCACGCTGATCGAGAAGTTCATTCGCGACCCGGTGCTGCTGTGCGATGTGGTCTATTCGATCTGCAAGCCAGAAGCCGACGCGGCCACCCCCCGGGTATCCGACGAGGACTTCGGCCGCGCGATGGCGGGCGACGCTATTGAGGCCGCGACGGGCGCGGTGCTGGATGAACTCATCAGTTTTTGCCCGAGCCCGAGGGACCGGGCCAACCTCGGGCGGGTGCTTCAGGCCACCAACCGTGTGATGGAGAAGGCCCGCGACCTGACGGAGAAGCGGATCGAGGCGCTGACCAGCGAGAGCGAGCTGGACAAGCTCGTGAGCCGGATGTCGCCCCCCCCGCACCCCCTCCCCGAGCCGTTGACGCCTGGGAGTTCATCTACCAGTGCGCCGGAGCCCTCGGCGTCGACCCCGGGCCCCTGACGCTGCGAGAACTGGTCGCCATGCTCGACG